GGCTGAACGACGGCATCGTCGGGTCGAGGCCAAGCGCGGCGAGCGCCTGGTTCTGCTTCTTGTGCGCGGCGGCGAGGTCGGCGCGCGCCTGCATCGCGCGCACCTCGCACAGCGACGCCTCCGAACAGATCGCGCGCAGCTTCCAGTAGTCGCACGCGGGCAACGCCTTCGTCATGCGATGACGCCGGCCATCTGGTCCCAGTCGGTCATCAGTTGGGATTCGAGGTCGGGATCGCCCGCCGCGGTGATCGTGGCGCCGGCCGGGAAGCTGTACGACGTCTCGAAGTTGATCACGTTGGGCCGGGTGACAAACGCGGGCGCGATCTGGGCCGCGGTTTGCGGCGCGTTCTGAGTGACCTGGTGCGCATAGGCGGCGCGCTCGGCATGGTGCAGGGTGCTCGGGGCCTCCTCGAGCACTTGCCACGCGACTTTCATCAGCGCGTTCTGCAGACGCTTCTGGAAGCGCAGATCGACCGCGAGGGCTTGTTGCGAGTAGGCATCGTTGGCAGGCATCAGCGGGGTCCTTTCACCGTCGCGAGGAGCGCGCGGAGCTCGGCGAGCTCGGCGTCGTGTTGCTGAAACCCGACGATCAGGTCGGGCACGAATTTACTGTAGTCGGTGCCCCACGGCTGTTTGAGGTCGCCGCTCTCGGTGAGGTCATCGCTGCCCTCGGTGATCGCGCGCGGATACAACCCGTGCGCCTCCTGCGCGAACACGCCGCGATCGCGGAGGCCATCGGCCGTCCACGTGAAGTCGTGAATCACGACCGCGCGGAGGGCAGAGAGATCCGTCGCGCGGCCCGCATCGTCTTTGAGGCGCGCATCCGAGACCGTGCTGTATTGGACCGCCGTGGCGCCGGTTTGCAGGATGTACCCCGCGGTGCCGCCCGCGCTGTTATAGAACCCCATGTAGTACAGCGCATTCGAGGCCTGGGTGTTTTGGATGCCGAGCGCGACGGTATTCGCGGGAGTCGTCGCCAGGAACCATAGCATGGGGCCGATCGGGTTGCTCGTCGCGTTGTATAAGAGTTCGCCCGTCGACAGGATGCGCAGCCGTTCGACGCTCGTCGTCAACAGCCGCAGGGCGCCGGTACTGTTGATGTCGGTGATCGTCTGCGTGCCGGTGAAGCTATTCCCGCCCGCGAGCTGCGGTACCTTCGCGAGCGCGGCGTCGATCTCGTTGTAGAGCGTCGTGTGCAGCGCCTGGTTGATCACGGTGCCGGTCGTGCCGGTGCCGTCGTCGTCGATCCAGACGGATCGCGTAATCGTCACAGCCATCAGAGTGCCCCTTGCCGCAACAGGCGCAGCATGTCTTCGGCGGAGAACCGCAGGCTCGAGGCCTCGACGGTGTAGGTGGGGTTCAAGTTCGGCACGTGGAACTGCGCCACGCTCACCCGCTGAATGAGATAGGTGCCGCGCAGGTTGATCGGCGGCCCGACGTTGATCGCCACGGTGGCGCCCGCGATCGTGTTGGTATCCCGGCAGCGGTACGTCACGCTGATGGCGCCGACCAGGCCGTCGACGTCGCGCGCGCCGAGCAGGTCGAGCCGCGCCTGGCAGCGGGCGCGCCCTTCCGTATAGGACAGCCGGCCGTCCTGCAGTTCGTCCTCGATGATGCCGTCGCTGCCGGGCAGCTGGGCGCGCACGGCGGCCTGGGCGGCGAGGTCGTCGACCTGCACGAACACGTTGACCGGATCGCCCTTGAGGATCGTGTACTTGATGGTTCCGAGGCCAGTCGTCGGAATGCCCGTCAGCATGGCCGCCGCGACGACCGTCGTGTTATACGTGATCGTGGCGGTGATGGCGCCCGGGCCCGTCGCGGGAATCCCGGTGATCGCGTTGCCGCTCATGCCCGTGTAGCGCACGTTCTGCGACCCCACCATCGCCCACCCGCCCGAGGGCAGGAACGCGGCGACCGAGGCACACGGCAGGGTCGGTGAGCCCGCCAGGACGTTCCCCAGGGGTTGTTGCAGCGCCGACGTATCGCTGGTCGGCGCGTTGGCGCCGAGCGTCGCGTCGGCCTTGACGTCGACGTAGGTCGTCGTCGTGTTGTCGGCCAGCGTCACCAGGAGCTGGAGCTGACTGACGCCGGCCTTGGTGCGATAGACGACGCGCGCGGTCACCGCGGCGGCGCCGAGCGGAATCGCCGAGAGCTGGACCTGGGCCGCCTGGGCCGTGCCCACCGTGAGCGCGACCCGGCCGAGGCTCGCATCGGTGACGGTGTCGGTATAGGTCGTGGTCGTGTTGTCTTGGATCCAGACCACCAGCTTCAGCGTGCTGCCGCCGGCATTCGCCACCGTGCGATAGAGCACGCGTCCGATGACGAGCGCGTTGCCGAGCGGAATCGCGGTGAGCGGGATCACGCGCAGGGTCGCGGTGTTCGCCGCCGGCGGGGCCGCGCCGAGCGACGCATTGCTCGCGGTGTCGGTGTAGACCGAGCTCGTGTTGTCGGCGATCGTCGCGACCAGGCGCAGGCCCGCGCCGCCCGAGCGGCGATACAGTTTGCGCGCGGTCGCCCCGCCCGCCGTCGACCCGCGTTGCAGACCGGACACATGCACGGTCTGCGTGGTCTGCAACCACGTGCCGCTCGTCGGCGCCGGCGCGCCGAGGCTCGCGTCGGGCGTGGCGTCGCTGTAGGTCGTGGTCGTGTTGTCGCCGATCGTGGTCACGAGGAGGAGTTGCGCGGCGTTCGCGCCGGTCCGATAGAGGCGGCGCGCCGTCGTCCCGGCCGGCCCCGTCTGAATGCCCGAGAGGCCCACGCGTTGTTGCGGCCCCGCCGTATTCGTCGGCGGCCCGGATTGCCCCGACCCGCTAAACCACTCGCCGATCCCCGGGAGCGCGGGGTACACGGTCGTCGTGTTGTCGAGGATCTTGTAGCGGTACACGTTCCCGCTGTTGACCCAGGTCGGGGCCGACCCCGAATAATGCGGCCGGTACAGATAGCGCGCCGTCGTGCCAGGCGGGCCGATGGGCACGTTGCTCACGTTCACGCTCGTCGAGCTCGACGTCATCCCTAACGTAACGAACGGCCCGATGGTGGTTTCCCCGGTCGCGGTCACGAACGTGACGGCGATCTGCACGGGATACCCCGCATCCCACCCGCCGCCGCCGGCGACTTCGGTCAGCGTCACGGGCGTGGCGGGCGGCGCGATCGGGGCGGTCGTCGTCACCACCGAGGTCGACGGGCCGGGCGTGGTTTCGCCCGAGGCGGACAGGAACGTCGTCGCGTAGGCGTAGGCGCCGGCCCAGAGCCCGGTCCCGACTTGGATCGCGGCGGTGGGCGCGACGGGCGGCGGCACCGGCGTCGGCCCCGTCGTGATCGATCCGCCAATCGGACTGGCCGTGGTCTCCCCGGTCGCCGTCACGAACGACACGGCGTAATCGTGCACGCCCGGATCGGGGCCGGGCCCGGGACTGACGCTGTCGGGCGTCGGCCCGGTGTCGGGCGGCGGCGTCAGCGTGGTACTCACGCTCACGCGCGGCCCGGGCACGGTCTCGCCGCTGCTGATCACAAAACTCACGGCGTAATCGTGGACACCGGGATCGGGTCCCGTCGCGCCCGGGCCCGGCGTGCCGGGCGTGGGCGCGGTCGGCGGCGGCAGGAACACGCCGACCGGCACCGTGAGGCGCGGCCCCGGGATCGATTCGCCGGCCGCGGTCTTGAACGTCACCGCGTAATCGTGCGACCCAAAATCGACGCCGGCGCCAGGCAAAAGCGCGACGTTCGGCGCGCCGGTCGGGCCCGCGCCCGGGCCCACGAGCGACCCGCCGCCCCCGACGGCCAGGCCGCCGTAGGTCACGCGCTGCTGGCCGCTCAGCACGGTGCCGCCGGCCGCGAGGTACCACGCGGCGGTGTCGACCGGCAGCAGCGTCGATCCGGGCGCGATCTGCTCAAGCGCGGTACTCCCGCCGAAGTTGCCGAGACAGCGCGTGATGACCTGCGAGAGGTCGCGCGTAAACGACAAGTCGGCGAGTGAGTCGTGCACCGCGTTCACGTTCGACGGCGGCGACAGCTGCGAGTTGACGTAGAACAACTGCACGACCTTGTCGTACCCACAGACGTAGTCGCCGCCGACGCGCTTGACGAGCTGCGAGAGCGCGCTCGAGAGCGCCTGCTCGGTAAACGTGATCTCGTCGAGGACCGCGGCCCCGATGTCGGGGTCGACCCACAACGTATAGCCGGGCGCGAACGTCATCAGGCTCGCGGCAATCGCGGCGATACTCGCCTGCTTGTAGTCACCCGAGACCTTGCGGCGATCGAGCCCCCACGTGTAGTCGATGCCATTGACGTCGTAGAGCATGTTCTCGAGCACGGGCTTGTCGCCGACGTACCGGTGCCGCGTACTGAGCACGGTGCCGCCAAACACGCGCCGCGGGTTGTTGATCGACCCGAGCGTGATCACGATATCCTGGCCCTCGACGGGCACCCACCCGCGCGCGGTAAAGTTCAGCGTCGTCGGCGTCGCGTTCATGGAGTCGGACAAGTTCAGCGACTCGGCGAGGATGCCTTCGCCGGCGCGGTGGCCCCAGCCGCGCTGAATGCCACCGACGCTGATGAACGATCGCGAGCCGGTGTAGTTCGAGCGCGTCGCGCCCGAGCGGCCGACCTTCGACAGCGCATAGAGCGGGACCTTGACGCCTTTGAGGACGGGATAGCCCGAACGCGTGGCACCCGAGCGCGCGAGCCCCGAGACCGAATAGGTGAGGATCATCCGCCGTAGGGCAACCGCGCGCCCTGGCCTTTCATCAGTGCGATTTGCGCGTCGGCGACGGCACGCGCGATGGCGTCGGCGGTGCCCAGCGGCTGCGTGACGTAGATGTTTTGGACGACCGATCCGCCGCCGCTGCCGCCGGGCGTGACGAACCCGGACGCGCCCGGCGTGAACACCTCGGGCGCCTTCCCGCCGCCAATCAGGTACGACCGGCCGGCGACGACGGGCCCGCCGCTGTCGCGCGTCTGCATCGGCGGCGGCGCCGACCCGGTGTCGATGTAGAACCCGCCGCGCGCGTTCTGCGCGTCCCGCATGTCCTTGATCATCTGGACGTACGCGCCCGAGTCGTGGAACGCCGTGACGCCCGCGATCATCTCGGCGGTCCCGGCGACCACGACGCCCTGGAACTGCTCGAACGAATTTTGCGCCGCCTTGAAATGCGTGGTGAACGCGGTGCCGATCACGTCGGCCGAGTCGGTCGCGACCTTCGCGGTCTCCTGCACGCCCTGCTGAATCGCGTCCTGCGCCTGCGCGTCGGCCAGGTTGGCCTTGAGGAACGCGGCCTCGCTCGCCTCGGCCGCCTGCTTTTTCTGGAACTCGGCCAGGACGCGGTCATTGGTGGCTTTCAGGTCGGCCGCCAGGATCACTTTGCGCTGATCGGCCTCGGCCTTCTCGAGGTCGGCGGTCGCCGTGAGCGCGGTCGCGTACTCCTCGAGCGCGATCTTCACCGCCGCGACCTGTTGCGCCGTGACCCCGTAGGCCTTCGCGAGGTCGCCCTGCGACACGCCCGCCGAGAGGTAGAACTTGATCGCCTCGACGACGGTGCCGTCCAGCGTGTCGAGCGTCGTCTGCCACCCCGCCATCGCGCCGGCGAGGGCGTCGGTCGCCTTCTGCCATTCCTTCAGGGCCTCGGCGTCCTTCTTGACCTGCGCTTCATGCTCCTTGAGCACGTCCTTCTGGGTGGCGAGCGCCTCGGTGACCGTGGGCACGTGGACCCCGAGTTCCTTGACGCTGGCGGCGTGCGCGGCCGTCGTTTGCGCGAGGAGGGTCTCGACGGGCGGCAGGGCGGTCGCCTTGACCCCGAACGCCTCGAGCGCCGCCGCCCCGTCCCGAAACGCCGCCGCCGCCAGGTTCGCCGGGCTGATCACCGTCTTCACCGCATCGGGCAGCGCGTTGTACGCCTGGCGCAGCTGATCGATCCACCCGACAAACAGCGCGAGCGGCGGAATCAATTCAGCGCCGATCGCGATGCCGAGCGCCGAGACGTGTTCCTTGAGCGCGTTGACCTGGAACCCGAACGCCTCGGCGTCCTTGGCCTGCTGCGCGGTCCACGGTTCGATGTCGGCCGTCAGGCGCAGCCCCTCGTCGAGATCGTTGAGCGCGTGCGCGACGTCCCGGTAGCCCTTGCCGAGGACCTCCACGCCGGCCGCCGCCCGGGCCGACGGGTACGCGATGCCCTGCAGACCGGCGGTCACGAGCTCGAGGTACTTATCCGGCCCGGCCGCTTTGAGGGCTTGCGTCGAGAGGCCCATCGCGGTGAGCCCCTTTTGGAACTGCTCGCTGTTCTCGCCCATCCGCTGTTCGAGCTTGAACACGACATCGGTGAGCTGCGTGAGGTCAGCGCCGATCACGTGGGACGCATTCGACAACCGCGAGAGCGCCGGGACACTCATCCCGGTCTTGTCGGCCAGGTCGTCGAAGTGGGCGATCACCTCGGCGGAGCGCGATCCCATCTCGAAGAGCGCCGTGCCGAGCGCAACGATGCCGGTGGAGAGCCCGACGGCGGCGACGCCCATCGCGCCGAGCGACTCGACGAACCCCTTGGCCATCGTGGTCGCGGTGCCCAGCGGATCGCTGATCGTGTCTTTGATAGTGACGCCCTCGCCCATCTTCGAGAGCTTCGTCGCGGCGGTGTCGGCGCCCGTCTCGAGCCCCTTGACGGCGGTCGTCGCCTTCGCCGACTCGTTGACGAAGGCGCTGAAGTCGGCAAGCAGCGTGCCGGTGAGCGCCATCAGTCGCCCTCGGCCTGGGTGTTCAGGTGATCGACGAGCACGTCATAGACGGCGCGCGGGAGCGCGTCCACCCACTCGTAGCGCCAGCCGCCCATCGCGCGGCAGATGTTCATGGTGCTGAGGACCCGGGTGCGGAACTGGGCGTCTTTTTTTTTGCGTCGACCGTCCACTGCTCGGCGGCCTCGTGTTTGTCGAGCGCCACGGTGATCTCGCGCAGCGTGCCTTTATCGAGCGCGCCGATCGTCGACCGGCGTTCCTCCTCGGGCTGATCGAGGTCGTAGGGCAGCGGCTGCCCGTTGAGCCCCACGAGCGACCAGCCGACCAGATACGCGATCGGCTTGGCGAACGGTTTGCGGTCGACGAGCGCGGTGAGGAGCTCGAGGTACTGCCCCGCGTTGAGTTCCTTCTGCACGTCGAGGTAATCGCCGTCGGAGAGCGGCAACCGCACGACCTCGGGCGCGACCACACGACACCGACCCATTCATGTCACCCGTGCTTGGGGCGGCCCGAGCCTCGCGGTGAGGCGAGACTCGGCGCGCGCCAGGGAGGTAATCGGAAACCGCCATTCGCCTTTCGCGTGTTTCGCGGTGAAGACGAGCGGCGTCTGCGCCATCTTGAACGCGTCGGCCAGGACCACGGTCGCGACCAGCGTCCACTCGGTGCGCGCCTTGTTGAGGGGCGTGACCGTGTAGCCGTTGATCGCCGCGGCCGTGTAGTGCCCCCACTTGATATGTCCGACCACGCCCGACAGCACGGCCGCGCTCGGTTACAGCGTGCGCACGCCGACGGCGCGCCCGGGCGGCGGCGCCGAGAACCCGAGCCCGCCCGCGCTGCTCGGCAACGTCCAGGGCCCGTTGGCCACGAACGCCCCGCCGATCGTGATCGCGCCGTTGCTGTCGACGCTGATCTTGCCGTCGAGCAGCCCTTTCCCCGCGAACATGAGCGTCGGGTCGGCCAGGTTCGGGATCATTTCCAGCCACGGCGCCACGCTGCCGCCGATGACATCGAAGATCACGAGCCCGTCGGCCGGGTCGTACAGCCCTGCGTAGGTCCCTTTTACGTCTGGGAGGCCCGACACGTAGACCTGGTTTGTGTCTTGGAACGCCGTAACGCGAACCTTATCGGTTGCTAAATCCAGGTCCCACTTGTTGAGCGACGCGACGAGGACGGCGGTCGCGCCGCCGACGCCCGTCGGGTCCATCTTGATGGCGCCGTTTTTCCCATGCAGTCGATCGGATGCGGCCATGAGCGTCCTCGTCAGTTGCGGGGTTACGTCGTCGAGCTCGCCGCGACCATCACGTGCAGATGGCCGCCGCAGCGGTTCCAGCGAATAGAGGGATCGATGTCGTCGACTTCGACCGACTCGAGGTCTTCCTCGAATTGCGAGAGCATCGCGCCGTAGTCGGGGATCACCAGGTCGACGTCGGTGAGCAGCGTGCGGATGCGCGCATAGGCCTGCTCGACATCGGCGCCGCTCGTCATCAGCGCGCGCGCCTCGACCAGGTAGACCGTGTCCTTGTAGGCCGGCCCGCCGAACATGGGGACCTCGGCCGCCGAGATGAGCGACAGGATGACAAACCGCGTCGCGCCGGGCGGCGCCTCGGCGAACCACGCGCCGTCGGGCATCAGCAGGCGCAGCGCCGTGTCCTGCTGCAGGATCTGCAACAACGCGATCGTGACGGTGGCGACGTTAAGCAACGCCCGTCACCGTGAGGCCGAACTGGTCGACCAGGTGCGGCACGAGCGCGGTATAGAGCGCGCGCCGGGTGCGCATCATCGTCGAGGAGAACAGCGGATTGGCGGGCATCGACCCGCGGTTCGCGCCGATGGCGTTGTGGCGCGCCTGGCTGCCTCGCTCGAACAGCCACGCGTGCGGCGCCTTGTTGACGACGGTGGCCTGCGTGCGCGTCGTTTCGGTCTTGACCACGACCGCGAGCCCTTTGCGGAGGTTTCCCGTGCGCGTCGGGTACCCGGTGTAGATCGTGTCCTTCGCGACGCGCGCGGACAGTTCGACGATCGGGGCCGATGAGGTCGTGAGATCCGGCGCGAGCGTCGCGAACTGCGCGATCAGTTCCTGGACGCCGGTCCACTGGAACCACACGGTCGCGCCGCCGGGCCCGCTCACTCGACCACCTCCGCGCACACGAGGTTCAACTGCACGTGCCGTTCTTCGTAGTCGAAGATGCCGAGGACCGAGAGGCTGCGCCCGTCATACAGGAAGCGCGTCTTCGTGGTCAGGCCGACGCGGTACGGCACGGTCACGATATGCGTCGCCATCGAGATGGTGGTGCCGGCGGTGATCTGCTCGAGCGAGGCCTGCGACGCCGGCGTGATGCGCGCGAACTTGGGCGGCGGCAGATCGATCCACGACTCGGTCCAGCCGGTCCCGTCCGGCACGGGCGGCCCGGGTTTCTGGAACAGGCCCTGGTGTAACCGTTGGCCGCTCGAGATGTAGGTCGGGGTCGTCGGGCTCATGCGATCCCCGGGTCGTGATACGCGCGCAACAGTTCGCGCACCTGGACGCTGAACTCCTCGCCGCTCTCGCGCGGCGGGCCCTGGAGCTCGTCGCCGCGGAACCGATAGAGCTCGCCGGTCTGCACGAGAATCGCGGCGACGACGACCAGCGGCACGGTCGTCGCGTCGACCCAGGTGTCGACGACGGCCTTCGCGCGCGGTGTCGTGCTGCACCAGCCGACGATCTGCGCCTCGGCCTGGTCGGCCAGGCTCTGCACGTCGACGTCATCGGCGGTCGACGTGATCCGCAACCGCGCCTTGACTTGATCGAGCGTCACGTACGTACTCATGGCTGCGGCGTGTCGGGCGTCGGCGCGGGAACGGCCATCGGCGCCGGCGTGTGTTTACTGAACGGGTCCTGCGCGTCGCGCTGCGCCAGCGCCTTGAGCGAAAACATCTGCTGTTGCATGTAGGGCGTGTCGCCGCCCTCGACGGGCCCGAGCCCGAAGTATCGCTCGCGCGCTTCGTCGGGAGACATGGCGCCCGCCCCGATGGCATCCGCGGCGGCCTTGGTCTTGGTCGCCGTGTCCATCCAAATCAAATCATCGATATCAAAGTCGGTGCCGTAGGTGGTGCCGTCGAGCCCGAGGCCCTCGTCGAGGCACGCCTCGAAGTTGGTGATCAGGGACTGAATGCAGAGCGAGTGATACATCTGCCACTCGGACTCGAGCTGCACGCCGCGCGGCGGTTCGCCGACGCCGATCAGGAACGGCGGCACGTGATAGACGCTGCAGATCGTGGCCGCCGTCCACCCGAGTTGCGCGATGAGTTGCGCATCGACCGCATTGGTCGACAGTTGGGTGAACTTCAGATCGGCGGTGACCATCGCGACGCGGCCGGCGTTGGCGGGCCCGTTGAAACTGTCCCAGTCGGTCCGCATCTGCGCGAGCTGCTCGGGCGTCATGCCCGCCGGCGCCGTCAGCAGCCCGCTCGGGCGGCCGCCGTTCCCGAAAAACGTGCTGGACGTGTTCTGGATGGCGAGCCCTTGCGTCGCCGCCGCGGCGCACGCGTAGATCGGCGACATGCCCACCAGCGGATGAAACAAACAGACCATGCGGTCGTGAATAATTTCGCTCGCCGGGACAATGAACTTATCCGCGGGCTCACGCGCGAGCGCCAGGCTGCCCGATAAGTTGTCGTGTTGCAGCTGGTAGTAGATCCCGCCATCGGGCGCAATCAACGGCGTGGTGCGCAGCGGATCGAGCACGTAGAGCGCGGTCACGACGCCGCGCGCGTCGCGCTCTTTGAGCACGTACGTGTTGCCCCACATCAGTTTCGACGTGATCCACTGTTCGATAAATTTGACGATGGTCTGATAGCGGTTCGGTTTGCGCAGCACGGGCGAGAACGCCGGCGACGTGGTCTCCTCCCACACGCCGTCGGGGTCCTGCTGCACCAGGCGCAGCGGCAGTTTCCCCATGTCCTGCGCGATGAGCGTCACGCACGCGAACACGGGCGCGTACTGCAGGATCTGATCGCGGCGGCCCTCGACGTTGACCTGCCAGGCGCCGGCGTACGGTTCGCGCACGACGAGCGGATACCACCCGCCGCCGGTGGCCGTGCCGGGACTGTAGGGCGCCGTCAGTTGTTTCGCGGTCAGCTCGAGCCCGCGGCCGAACAGCCGCAGCCGGACGCTCGCCATTAGCGACCGTGGCGCCCGTGCCGGCTGTCGTCGTGGCGCCCGTGCGCGGGGTCGGGGTCGCCGCCCAGACGCGTGCCCGGCGGCGGCGGCAGATCGGGCGACCAGCCGACCGGCGCCGCGAACCCGGTGCCGTACAGGGTCTCCGCCAGCACGCGATCGGTCACGGCGTACTGGTCGCCCTCGGCGTGCACGTTGCCGTTTTCGGTGTGATAGACGCGCGCGAGCATGTCGAGCGATTCACCGACCTGCGCCATGATGTTTTCTCCCGGTGGCGCCAGTCGGCGCGACGCGCGGCGGCAGCGCGTCGACCGTGCACCGCATCGCGAACCCGGCCACCTCGAGCTGTTCGACGAGGCCGGCCTCGACCGTGATCGTATCGCCCGCGCGCGGGTACGCCCCGTCGAAGTACCCGTCGCGCAGGACCCGCATGGAGACGCGCATCGCTACGCCGCGTAGGTCTGCGTGGTGTACTGGACGATCCCGGTGCGCGCTTTTTTCCAGTTGATGAAGCGTTCCGCGCGGAGCCCCACGAGGTTCATCTGCCAGAGCGACGTCAGCAGCGTGGTGGCGAGCGGCGGGTTGTCGAGCGCCGTGTCCATCTGTAGCGACGCTTCGCGGCTGACGTCGATCGTCACGCCGCCGTCATCGGCGTACAGGATCGCGCTCGGCTGCACCAGGGCGACCACATTGCCGGCCGCCTGCGACGTGATCGCCTTGTAGCCCATGATCAGCCCGCCGCCCTGCGACATGCCGGGGAACAGCGGCTGCCCCAACGGGTTCAGGGCGTTGGTAAATGCGAGCGCGTTGGTCTCGGAGAGAATCACGACCGCGCCGGCCGTCGGAATGTTGAGCGCGACCATCGCGTTCGCCATCGCCTGAATGTCGGTGCGCGCGTTGGCGGGCGTCGTGCCGGCCGACGTGATCGGCGTCACGCCATTGGTCACCGAGCCCGGCGACACGCCCGCGACGGGCGCCTGCGCGGGGTCGATGAACTGCATGTCGAGGAACGTCGCGATGCCGGCGAGCATGTCGCGCCGGATGACTTCCTCGGCCGACGGCGTCGACGTGCGCGCGAGCTCCTCGGTGATCACGATGATCCCCGCGCACTTGAGAATCGTGAGCGTGATGGTCGAGAACGCCAGCTTGCCGACCGGCTTGGGCGCGCCCTGGCCGACCCACTGGTACGTGCCGCCGCCGGTCTGCGCCTGCACCGAGACGTTGAACGGCACGCGGAAGAACCCATCGACCTTACCGAGAATCGTCTGCGGGCGCAGCAGCGCGAGGAAGTCGGACGCCAGCGGCGTGATGGGCGCCAGGGGCCCGGCCCACGTCGCGTCGGTGGTGGTGCCCGCGGCCACCGCGGCCTTGAGCACGAGTTCCACTTCGGGCGTCGAGTCGTGCCACTGTTTCGCGAACTCGATCGCCTCGAGGCGCGAACCCCGCCCGACGGCGAGCGCCTGGCAGTACCGCACGAACGCCGTGCCCTGCGGCAGGTTGCTCTTGACCGAAATCACCGGGACGCCGCCGCGGGACCGGCTCGCCTCCTCGGGCGTGCTCGCGGTGATCGGCGTGGCCCGCGCGATCGTGGTCGCCTCGAGCGCGTGCAGGCGCACGAGGTGCGCGTCGACCGCCTTGATCTCGTTCGTCAGGCCGTCGTATTCGTCGGTCTCGGCCTGGTCGAGCGTCGCGCCGGCCTCGGCCGACGTCGTCATGATGGCCGTCATGCGCGCATGTTTGGCGGCGCGGCTGTTCTCGTAACTGGTGATCTGTTCGTTGATGGTTTTTTGTTCCATGCGCAGCGCGCCCTTCACGCGCACGATCGGGAGAGACGAGGCCAGGTCCAACGATTTGACGGTGTGAATCGTCGCGTCGGCATTCGCCGGAATCGCGACGAGGGACAGCTCGAGGACTTCGGTTTTCAGAAAGCGGAACCCGCCGGTGTCTTTGTTGAACGCTTCCTCGATCGAACGGAACCCGATCGACACGCCGGCCAGCAACCCGGCCTTGAGGCTCTGCCAGGCTTCCTCGACGCGGTCGCGCAGCGGGCCGGGGTCGCCGATGGTCGGCAGCGTCGCCGTAAACGCGAGCCCGTCGGCGGTCGGTTTCTTGAACGTGACGTGGCCGACCGGCTTTTTCGCGTCGTGATACAGCAGCAACGGGAGCGGGTTTTTGTAGCTGATGCCGAGGGGTTCAACGACGTCGCCCATGCGATCGGGTTCCGGCGTCGAGGCGATGCCGGTGATCGTACGCTGATGGGGATCGACACCCTTGATCGTCAGCAGCGCATAGGCACGCGTGAGGGGCACGCGCGCTAGTGTGCGGTCACCTCAGCTATTGTTCACGACGAAATGGGCGCCGCCCGCCGTAGTCGGCGACGTATTCGTTGACCGCTTCGCGGATGATCCCCGACACGCCGGTGCGATTGTCGCTGGCGATGCGCCGCAGTTCGAGGCGTTGCGCGGGCGTCACGGCGACGGAGATGCGCGTCGAGACCGGGGCGTCATGGATCGGCGGGCGTCCTCGCGATCGTTTGCTCATGGCGTCACCCCAACACGGTCATCGAATAATTCGGCCGCTGTTCCGCGGCCATGTAGTCGCGCCGATGGATCGCGTTGACGAGCGCGCTCGCCCCGTCGATCCGTTCCGTCGACACTTTCTTCGAGAGTTTGAGGTTCCCCATCGCGTCCTGGTCGACCGCCACGTTCGAGAGGTTCCAGCGCAGGACCGGGTGCCCGTCGTGCCGCAACGCCCGCGACAGCACCGCGGCCTCGAGCGACTTGGTCGGCCCCGACAACGCCGCGAACCCCTGGTCGATCTGCACACACGTAAAGCCGTCCTGCGTCTGCAGCCGCGTCACCAGGTCGATCGCGTTCCACTTGTCAAACGCAATCTCGCGCACGTCGAACTCGGTGCGCCACGCGCGCAACGTCTGCCGCACGTACTCGTAGTCGATGACGTTGCCCGGCGTCGCGACGAGCGACCCGTCGCGCGCCCACTGGTCGTACGGCACGCGGTCGCGCCGCACGCGCTCGGCCAGATTGTCGGCGGGCACGAAGAACTGCGCGAGCACGTCGAACCCGGGGCCCGCGTCGTCGGGAAACACCGCGACGAGCGCCGTGAGGTCGGTCGTCGAGCTGAGGTCCATGCCGACGTAGCAGCGCCGGCCGCGCAACCGCGCGCGGTCCCGATCGACGCGGCACGCATCCCAGGCCGCCATGCTGATCCACCGCGCGGCCTGTTCCGTCCACTGGTTCAGGTACAGCCGGCGGAACGTGTTCTCCTGCGCCGGAATTTCCTTCGCGCGCGCGCACGCGATGCGCATTTCCTCGAGGCTGCGAAAATCCCCGAGCGCCGGATTCGCCGCGCGCCAGACGCGTGCGTCCGTCCAGTCGGCGTCGATCGGCGCCTCGTAGACAATCGGCAGGAACGACGGATCTAGGCTGGGCGTCTCGCGCACCTTCTGCGCGTGCGCGTAAAGCTCCCAGAGAATCGAATGGCGGTCATACCCGGCGGTCGAGATCGCGAGCATGATCGGTTGATCGCGCGCGCCCTGCGAGGTCGTCAACACGTCCCAGAGTTCGCGGTTGGGCGCGGCGTGCAGCTCGTCGTAGATCACCGCCGACGCGTTGAACCCGTGCTTGCTGTACGCCTCGGCCGAGATGGCGCGGTAGAAACTCCCGCTCGCGCGATGCACGATCCGTTTCTGCGAATCGACGAGCTCACACTGCGCGAGCAGCTCCTGGTCGTTGCGAATCATCTGCGCCGCGACGTGGAACACCAGCGCCGCCTGGTCCTTGTCCGCCGCGGCCGAATACACCTCGGCGCCCTGCTCGCCGTCGAACAACAGAAAATACAGCGCCAGCGCCGCCGCGAGTTCGGTCTTCCCGTTCTTGCGGGGCAACATCAACAAGCACTGCCGATAGACGCGGCGGCCGTCTGGCCCGAGGCGGAAGAGCTGCTCGAGGATGCGCCGCTGCCAGACCCGCAGGTCGAACGGCTGGCCCGCACTCACGCCCTTGGTGTGCGTCAGGTTGTTGATCAACCGGATCGCGCGCCGCGCGGGCGTCTGACTCACGCCAACGCCCCGGCCCACTTGCTCGCGACCTCCCGCGGCGGCGCCGTGGGCATCCGGGCCCGACTGGCGGGCTCGAGCGCAAACAGGGCGTAGAACGGTCGCAGCGAGGCCGCCAGGGCCCGTTCTAGCCGCTGGTCGAACCCGTCCTGCCCCTTGCGCTGGGCGTTGGCCGTGAAGCTCGCCTGCAGCTCGCAGAGCGTCGCAAAGGCCAGCGTATCGGCCGCCGACAGGGTGCCCATACCCTGACACACCGGGGCCCACGCGTCCCACACCCCAGCCGCACCCGGCGACAACGTGGCCGGCTTGACGACCGGGCCCTCGGGCGTGGCGACGTTGGCACGGAAGCGCGTTTTCGACGGGTTGCCACGGAGCGCCCGGAGCGCCGCCGGTTGTCGTCTCCGCCCGCTATTGCTGTTGCCCATAATTTTCTATTTCACGAAAACCTGCGCGAAACAGATC